ATAACCTGTGTCTAATAAAGATGTACCTTTATGTCCCATTAAGATTTTTCCTGCTGGGAAGTAAGGGTCTCTATACACTTGGTATCTACCTGCTAATGTACCTACTTTCTCGATACCCATGTTGTATGAATCTTGCTCAGGAGATGCGTTAGATACGTGGAAGTACTCTAAATCATCAAATACCGCAGAAACTTCAGAAGAAACTACAATCCAGTTAGCTCCACCTCTTAAGGTAGATTTGTGGATTTGTGCAGAAACTTGGTTAATCTTAGTGATTAACGTTTGGTTCCAATCTTTCTGAGTGTAACCTGCGAAAGATGAACCTCCGTTACCATATCTCCACTCGTTGTAATCCCACTTTAATTGCCATGCCGCACCTTTTCTTAAATCTCTTAAGATTTCTCTATCGATTTCAGCTGCAACTTGCTCTGATAATAAAGCCGTTAATTCAGCTTCAGCATCAATGTTATGGAATGCAGAAACGTCTTGAGCCAATTCTGGTGACCAAGATGCTCTTAATTTTCTCTCTGTTACAGAAACAGTTACCGACTCTAAATCGAAAGAAACCTCACCGATTTCATCTTCAAATTCCATGTCGAAGTATTGTCTCCAAGAAACTGATAATGTTTCAGTTCCTAAAAATTCGTATGCTTTGAAACCTTCTTCAGTGTACTCTTCGATATCAGCTTCTAAGTGAATGATACCATCAGCGTCACAGATACTTAAGTATCTACCACCTGGAGTTTCACCAGCAGCTGGAGTTGATTTTTTAACTAAACCACCTACGATACCTGAACCGTACTTTTGAGTAACTACTCTAAAGTCAACTTCTTTATCGTTAAATTTAACAGATAATGAAGCTAAAAATTCTTCAGAATCTACTTCTTGACCGTTAGGTCCTACTAATTTACCAGCTCCAGCGTCTTGGAAACCTTTAACCGTAAATAATAATCTTGATTCTGTTTCTCCAGTTGCTGGAAAAGTAACTGTTAACTCATCAACATCAGTATTATCGTAAGATGCAACTTGGAATTTACCTTTTGAATAGTCATACATTCCTGAGTCGTTTGACCCATCTTCGTAAAATCTATCATATAAGTTTTTAGCTCCTGCATCAAAACCTGCATCTGGTGCTAATTCGCTACCTGGTGCTCCGTATACTCCGTAGTGTCCGTCAGTAGAAGTTCTTTCTTGAATCTTAGGTACAAAGAAGAATAATTTACCGATTGGTAAGTTCATCGCTTGTACAGATACGATATCGTTAGCTAATAATTTAGAGAATACTCTTCTTACGATAGGGAATACAACAGTTTCGAAAGAACCTGATGAATCCGTGTGTGCTGCTTCGTTTATTAAATGTGATGCTTGGTTTTCAAATAACTGTGCTACATTTTCTTTTTGGTGACCGTTAAGACCTTCTAAAAAGCCTAATTTGTCCCATTTGTTGATTGTGTCTTCTTTGATAACTTTTAGGTGTTTTAACCCGATGTTACCAACTAATCCTGATTCTAATAATGCTCCCATTTTAATTGGATATTTAATTTAATTTATTATTTTATTATTTTAAAACTCCCATCATCTCTTTGATTCTGATAATTTGTGGGTTCTCATATGTTTTAGACTCCACTAATTTCTCTGATGAACCAGATTTTGGTGATGATGAAATTTTATTAACAACAGTTTCAGTTAATTTATTATCTGAACCTGCTAACTCATTCTTGATAGTATTGTATAAAGATTTCGATTCCTTTAATGTTTCAATACTGTCAAATCTTTTTAAGATATTTAACTTCTCAGTTTTAGTTGTTGTGTGTTCTGTAAACAGTCTAGTTGCGTAAGCTAAGTTCGCGTTGAATACTCCAACTTCGTTTAACTTATTTCTAAATACTTTTAATGCTTCAGTTAACTCAACATTCTTATTCTTTAAAGCTTCAACATCTTCAGACAAGTCTTTACGACCTGCTTGATATTTTTTACCTTGATTTGAAGGTACTCTAGCGTCTGCCGCGTGAGTTCTTGATGCTTCCTCCATATCACCTTCTTCGACTTCAGTTTCTTCTTCTTCAGTTTCTTCGATTTCAATCTCTTCAGATTCCTCGATTTCAACCTCTTCAGTTTCTTCTTCGTCCAATTCAATCTCGTAAACAACCTCTTCTTCTTCAGCTACTTCTTCAGTATCTTCTTCTTCCGATTCGTTCATTTCGATTCTGTACTCGTCATCACCGTCCTCTAAGTGGACAGTTCCTTCCTCGTCTTGTGATACGATTATTCCGTCTTCATCGCCCATTGCTTTGAAAACTTTTAGAATCTCTTCGTCAGATGCCCCTGTCATGTCAATGACTTCGTCTTCCTCTTCATCATCAAGTGATGGTAATTCTAACGATGGCATTTCGATGTCATCCATATCAAAAGACATATCTTTCATTTCAACGTCTAAGTCAAGTTCGTCTTCCTCTTCCGAGTCAACATCCATTACTTCTTCGTCGTCATCAGACTCGTCTTCATCTTCGTCTGCATCTTCGTCCGAATCCTCAAGTTGTTCGTCGATTTCAGTTTCGTCCGTAGACTCTTCCATTTCAACGTCCGAAGTTTCAGCAATTGCTTCTTCTTCTTCCTGAGGTTCTTCCATAGATTCTCTTACAAGTTCGTCAATTTCTTGCTTCATTGTGTTAGCAAGTATTTCTTTTGCGTTCTTTTTTACCGCTTCTTCAAGTTGTGTTACCTGAAGTAATGCTTCTTCTAAAATTGATTTTGCCATTTTTTTCTATGTTCAATTATGTTTATTATGTATATAAATATATTTGTAGTGACAAAAAAGTCCACTACTAATGAATAAATATCTGTTTTTATACTATTTTCCCAAAAAAGAATTAAATTTCTTCATTAGGTCAGCAGTCTTAGAATCCATTGTTGGTTCGTCACTATCAATAGATTCTGAGTACTTCTCTCTATCTCCTTCTTCTTGGAATAGATAAGCACCTGGTGTAGATGGTGATGATACTAAATCAAAACATACCATTTCAAAGTCATCCTGTACCTCGTTATGTTCTCCTGTTTTCTTTAAAGAACCGACACCTCTTGATGAGATACCTAACACAACACCGTGTAGTAATAGGTTAGCCGCGATATCACCCATACAGGTTATCTGTCCTGTTGTACGAAACGCCTCTGAAGTAAGTAACTCAACTTTCCCCATTAAGATTTTACCGTCCCACCAACACTCAGTAATTCTATGTGATGTTCTTTCTAAATCTACTAAAGAAGTCTCAGGGTGATTTAACTCACCTAATGCTCTTCCTTGTTCTATAAGTTTTTTGTAATTTTCTGTTTCTCTTTTTAAGATTCTTTCACCATATATTCTACCATTCTTATTTGGGGTATCATATTTCTGTAAAACGGCATACATAATAAAGTCACCCTTTTTGTCCATCTCCTTCATCTCTCTGATAATCTCTTTATTATCATTAGGGGAAATATGACCTGCATCGTATTCGATTAGGATTCCTTTTGTATTCGTTTCTGTTGGTTTTAATATTTTCATAACATAGTCGTATTAACTATACTATAAATATATAACTACAAAGAAAAAATTGTATATGGTTGTAAATGATAAAAGAGGGGATTACCCTCTTTTATTTTTATGATACGAGAATTTGTCATACTTAACAACCGATTCATCTATAACACTACTAATTAAATTACTAATATTACCTTTGAATGGGTCTTCTTTTATTTCATGACTACCATTTGTGAATAGTGTGATTTCACAATTCATATATGATTTTTTACCTCTTTCAAGTCCACTTGCCCGAATATCTAAATCTACGATATATCTGTCGTGTTTAAAATTAGGATTAGATTTAAGTGATTCGTTTATTTTACTTGATATCTTTCTTTTAAGTCCTCCTATAACGGGGGACCAATTTTCAGTACTTATTGTTGGTACAATCCAACACGAGATTTTAGTGTATATTGATTTTAAATTTTTAGAATCTACGGTTCCGTAACCACACTTAAAATTATCGTTTACATCTAAATCGATGTATTTCCCTGACTTCATATATGTTCATTCTTTTCTTTTGTTTATTGTGACTATTATTGATAATATAGTAAACACAATACGATGAGTCAAAAATAAAACAATATAAGTGTCTAATACTTAGATAATTTTCGTATATTTATATTAGAATAAACTTCCATAAATCTAAAAAACAATATATGTTAATAATTAAACCTAAGAAAAATGAATCTATTGAGAGTATGCTTAAGAGATATAAAAGAAAAGTAAGAAATGTTAAGCAGTTACAATCACTTAGAGATAGAAAACAATACACTAAACCATCAGCAACAAAAAGAAGAGAAAAATCTAAAGCAATTTATATTCAGAAAAAGAACGACTTAGAAAATAATTAAACTAAGTTTTCTTTTAACTCTTCTAATCTTACTAAAGAACTTAAGTCATTTTTCGAATTATTAACTTCACTTTCCACTTCGGAAATCAATGAAGCTAAATCGCTATTATCTTTTAATGGAGTAATTGTTTCAGTTATTTCAGACTTAAGTGTGTCTATACTTTCAGAAATCTCCGTAGAGGTTAACGTAGTATATCTTTTAAATCTTTCTTTTTCAGACTCACTCATTACATCAAACTTATCGTTAAATTTAGTGGTTAATAAACTCACCAAAATTGAAGGTGTAACTGCGGTCATAGACTCACTAACCACTTTCTCAGTAGTTAATTTATTGATTAGGTATTTTTTAGATTCGATTCTTTCAACTAAAGTATCGTAACCATTCTTATGAACTAACGTGTCTAAGTTGTTAGAGAAATCAGTATCCTCAGTGACAACATCACCAAAGGTAGTATTAAGTTTAGTTAAACCATTTTTATAAGATTCAGTATTCATTAAATCTTTAATTTCATTAACGGCTTCAATGATGAACTCACTAGCAATTTCTTTATTCTCGATTGTCTTATTTTCGATGTCAGAATAAATGTTAAATACTTTCTTAAGATTAGTATTTTCATTTAGTATTGACATGAACATATTCAATGTTCTTTTGAATTCAGACTTATTAGTATATGATTCAGCTAACTTTGTGTAGACTTGATTTCTTAATTTCCCTAAGGTGTTCATAATATAAACTTTTTATATAAATATCTTAAAAATCCGTTAATTGCTTTCGCCTAACATCTTTTTAAGTGTATTTTCCATTTCAGCAATTTCCTTCTGTCCTTTAGAAAGGTCTAACGTAGAAGGTTTACCGAAATCTTTATTCTCTAATATTACCGATAAGTCATTATATGATGACTCACCTAATTCTTCCATATCACCGCCAGAATCTAAGTCACCTCCTAAATCACCAACATCACCTTCAGGTGGCATACCACCCATATCACCACCATCAGATTCAGAATCCATACCATCACCACCTTCTTCAGTTTCTTCTGATTCAGGTTCTCCGTATAGGTTATCTAAGTTTGTGAATACTCCCGTTTTCTTAATTACGTTTGCGGTATTTTCTAATTCAGTAGCAATGGCCTTTTCGAATCGTTGTTGTTGTAAGTCTAACTTAACTTCCTCATCTGACATACCTAAAATAGTTTTCTTAGCCCACGTATGTGAAACTGCAGAAATACCATTACCAGGGTCACCAACCGCGTCCTTATATAGTAATATTTTTTCCTTCCATGCCTCAACCTTAAGTAATTCAGATTGTGTTGATGGATTTGTAAGACCTAAAGTAAAGTTGTTTAACTCATCCTCTAAACCTAACATGTATAGGTGTATAATAGCAATCTTATTCAGTTCCTGAATCATTGCCTTTTGAATTCTATTGATTGTTCTTGCGAATCTAATATCCTGTAATGATAAATTCTTACCATCAGCAACTACGTCCTCAAAACCTAAGAATGCTTTAGGGATTCTAAGTGCCGCTAATAACTTCTTTTGGATGTACTCGATATCTGCAATCTCAGATAAGTTCTGAGCTCCAGGTAGTGTATCAATAGGGTTAGGTGCGTTAGGGTCTCTAACAGGAATAAAGTAATCTTGGTCAACCGCCATTTGGTTATATCTTTGGTCGACATTACCATTCATAGGGTCTACTACGTTATCACGTTTAAACTTATTCGCAATTCTGTTTACATACTGGTCAACATCTTTGTCGTCCATATTTCCCACAAATACTTTAAACACCCTTCTTTCAGGTGCTCTCGAAGTTCTGTAGATTAACATCGCATCTTCAGCCAAAACTAATTGTTTCCAAATACGTCTTGCTTTTTCTAACATAGATGTACCGTACGGTAATTTTCTATCGTCACCTAATAATCTAAAGTGAGCAACTTCCCATACATTAAACTCTAACATCTTTTCTTTCCAAACGTACTTAGTTTCTCTTGCCTCTGCCGAATCAGCAGTATTACCGTGAGAACCACTAATGTGCATTCCTTTCTCTACTCTTTCTATCTCTAAGTTTGGTAATTGATTTGCTCCAATAATACCCTTCTTAGGGTCTAATTTAAGGTATAAAAGATTATCACCATACTTACACGTATTTCTTGTCCACATTGGTAAGTTAGTGTCGATATCTAATATGTTGTTGAATAAATCACCTAAAATTGATTTAATTCTTTTACTCTCTGAATATATGTTTAACATATACCCCTGTTCTGACATAGTAGTTGCTTCTTCAGCGTAGATGTCTAACGCGGCAGATATCTCAGGAGTGAACTCCATAGATTCATAATCGTAATACCCCGCCATTCTATTTGGTTCGTGGTAAACCGCTTTCTGATACAACTCACTATCAACTTTTTTCCATTGACCTGTAAGGTACATTGACTGCTGAGCCTGTAACTTTTCTAATTCGTACTCCTCTTTATTGTCAGTACGTAATAATTCTTTTCTATCAAAGTTATATGTAGGCGTAGGGTCACTTAAAGGTGTTCCACCTTGAACCCCATTAAATAATCCTCCTAATCTTTGATAGATTGTATACTTTTGCTCTGCCATAGTTCTATATAAATATTCAGAATAATAATAGTTCTTAAATTATTATTAGTCAATCATTAACTTTTTCTTCTTCTCGACTTCATAAGCCAAGAAAAATCCTGATAATCTTGTTGTGTTGCAACATTATTTCTTCTGTTACCATTATTCTGTAATCCCCTTAACGGGTCATACGGTGATGATGTAGGAGAGAATATTCCTCCAGGAATCTTTTCCCTCTCAGTTACGGTCCAACCTTCTAATAACGCTTTAGTACTTTCTTCTGACGCTTTAAGTAACGAAAAAGAAAATTCCCCAACATAAATACACATCGCTATCGCCATAATTAAATCATCGTGTTGTCCTTTCATATGGTCGGCCTTTCCATTAATATAAACGAATGTATTCATTTCATTAACTAACCTAGATGACCTTACAACGAAATTATGTCTTAATGCCTCTTCAAAAGACGCAACTATTTGTGTCCTTTTAGAGTTAAAAGATAATCCCGGCATCTTTTCCTGAGCCTTTGGATTCCACGACCACTTATCAAATGCATTGACACCGTCAGTATATAAATCTTTATATCCTAATTCCTGTAGTTTTCTAACGGTCGCAACTCCCATACCACCAGTGATATCGACAACAGTAAACGCACTGTACATAGTTCCCCACTTAAAACAAACATCCGCCAATTCATCTGGTGGTATTTTTCCTAAATATTCGACTACCTGTTCTCTCGTGTCAAAATCTATAATTGTTATTGATGAGAAATCTTCACTATCTCCACGAGATACATCAACCCCCATAATATATCGGTGACCCTTAATCGGTTCTTTCCATAACCATAATTGTCCTGCCATATATTTTTCTTTAGGTTCCTCAATCATCGTATTCTTAATACGTTCAATAGTATCCGCAGGAATAACATTATCTCCTGAACCTAAAAAGTTATTCTCTAATTCCTGTGATATCTTACGTCTGTCGTATTTTAATTTTTTAGACATTTGCTCAAACCATCCTGAATATGGTTTATATCCGTCCTTCATTAACTGACTAAACTCATCCTGATTGTTGTTTTTTAATAACACGTCAGAATCCTCATACTGCTCTCTATTTAACATATAATGAATGATGTCCTTACATTTTACCCATACTAAATCCTTTGTAAATCTAGGGTCTTTGTACCACACCATTTCAGTGATTTTAAAATCATTCATACCTGACTGACTCTGAGCGTAAATCTCGTAATAGATTTTATCAAACCCATTAGGTGTTGATACCACAATCACCTTACCACCCGTAGATAGCGATGCCATACAGGCTGCCCAAAAGTCGTCACCTGCTTCAATGTAGGCCGCCTCATCAAATATTAGTATTGTAGGAGTGTAACCCCTCAGGGCATCCATAGATGTTGCAACCGCCTTTACCTCACTACTATTATTAAGTCTAAAATGTGACTGAGAATCTTTGTCCTTCGAGAATCCAACATTAATCCAATCGGGCCATTGGTTTAAGAATCCTCTAACCTTAGTTAACATTTCCTTTGCGGTATCTAACTTATTCGCAATGATTAGGATTTTTTCAGGTCTCTTAGGTGAGGCAAACTGTAGTTTTTTACTTGCCCATGCTGCCGTTGCAGTTGAAACACCCGCCTGTCTATATTTTAAGGCCAAATTTTCATTATATGTGTCGTAATCGTTAATCAATTTCTCTTGGTCAGGGAAAAGTACGAAAGGTACATACATCTGTTGTGTATTATCATAGGTCTCCAAATACGTTCTAAGTGCGTATGGAGTGTCCCTAAGACATTTACTATATTCTGCGGCTAATTCTTGTTTAGTCATTACCAACCTTTTTTTATACAATTTACAATATACTCTCTTTGTTCTTTCGTAACCCACCAACCATTTGGTATTGATACTACCTTACCTATTGTATCATCTAATACGGGTAGTGTAGTTCTATATTGACTCACTGTAGTGTGTTTATCGTTACGTTCATGAACTTGAGAGACCATAATGTTACATTCCTTCATCCACTTATAAAAACCGTCTCTATCGTCAACAATCATAGAATAAATCCAAAAAGATGGTTTAAACCCGTCTTCTCTCTCTAAAAGTGTTACACCTTCAACGTCTTTTAAGTTATTATCGTAATAATTCGAATTGTCTATATGAGTCTCGATTATACCATCAATATGTTTTAAATTTTCAATACCGATAGTGGCATTAATATCATTCATATGAAATTTAAACCCCCATTCAACAATATCTTCTTCACATCTAAAATCTTTTTTGTTTTCCTCCCTATCAATGCCGTACCACCTCAACAGTTTCGCTCTTTTATATAATTCATCATTAGGGAAAAAAATACCACCACCGTCACCAGTGGTTAAGTGTTTAATTGCTTGGAACGAATAAACCACAATGTTATCATGATTACCAATATACTTTCCATCGTACTCACTACCAAATGAATGGGCTGCGTCTTCAATTATCATAGGTCTAAAACCATAAAGGTTAAAACATATTTCTTGAACTTTCTTTAATTCGTTTAAATCATTAGGATATCCACCCCAATGAACTGCCATAATAATTTTTGTCTTAGGACTTAATTTAGAAATTAAGTCATCCAAATCCATATTTAATGTTTTCGGATTAATATCGACCCACTTAATATGTAATCCATTGGCGATTATAGGGAAATTTGTTGCGGTACATGTCAGTGCAGTGGTTAAAACCTCATCACCATCTACAACACCTGGCCAATTTTGTTTGTCCATTGGTTTCTTTAAAAGATGTAAAGCCAAATGTAACCCACTGGTTCCACTATTGACCGTAACAAACTTATCATTACCAAACCTGTCGGAAATTAAAGATTCAAATTCTTCAACTTTAGGTCCTTGCCCAATGTATCCTGAATCCAACACTTTAGAAACCTCATGTTTTGCCGTTGGAGACATAAATACTTTAAATAATGGTATAATATCTTTCATTTTTTATAATAATTTTTCTAATCCTTTTATCATATTCTTACTTACATCAAAGAATTTTTTGTATCCATCAAAGTGAAGGTATTGTGTTTTGGTATGATTAAACTTACCATAACCAAATTTTTTACCACAATGAGATATATTCCAACTTTCCACTATACGTGCGTCATTACTGAGTGTTAATAGTTCCTCATATAGTTTAATATGGTACTCCATTACCTCGGCATCTCTAAACCATAATAACCCACTATTTAACCAATCACCCACCATTTCATACTTAGGATACTCTTTAGAGAAGTAAGATAACCTCTCATAATACATATCATCTAATTTAGTGGATTTATCCACCATAAATGATTTAGTGTAATCAATATCAAAAGGTGATGAAATAAATATATCAGGGTCGACCCATATGAAATCTAAATCTTTTTGGTCTTTAAGGACCTCTAATTTAGCACCACAAAATATCTCAGGAAGAGTCTTAAGTTCATGAAGAGTCACAGGTAAGTCATCAAAGTACTGATAACTATCAATGTCTACATATAAATGAATATCACTATAGAATTTTAGCGTTGATTTTATCGACACTCTTGTCATATCGATAATATCTTGCTTAACCTCCCTATTAAAAAATCTGTTAAATCCTGCCCTAAGACTAAGGTCTAAGTGTTGTGCGTAAAGTATTCTCATATAATATAAATACAATCATACCTTTTTTACAAATAAAAAAGAGGACATAAGTCCTCTTTTTATATGATTGTGTGTGTATTTTTTAGTTTAATGAAATACCTAATCCCGATAAGAAATCACCTAAGTCATCGTCATTGAACCCGTCAGAAATATCTTCCATATTCGTTCTAAATGCACTCATCGCTTCTTCAGCATCTTCACCTTTCATTCTTTCGATAATACCATCGACTAATTGTTGTAACGTTTGTTTTCCTTGATTGGTCCCTTTTACAACTTCATTCGCTAATGATAAAAGTGTCTTAGCGTCTAAGTTTACGAACTCAGCGTATAATGCGTTTTGTAAGTATCTTTTTTCTTCATCTTCTAAGATATCACTCGGATAAGAAGCTCTGAATCTGTCCCAAATTGCTGGACCTAAACGTAAATCCCAAATCTCTTTATCTAATGTATCTTCTAATTCCATAACTTTCTCTGCTTGTTCAGACGATAAATCGTCCATTGAATATGCTGAGAAATATTCTTTAATCCCTTTAATTAACTCGTGTAATAAGATTGGGAATGATACTGCAGTTGCTTTAATTGTTGGTGGATTTGTTTCCATATCTACCTCTTCTCTACCACCTACAGGTGCATCTCCACCACCAGGTGAACCACCAGGTAACATCATTGATGCTGGTACTTGCCAATATAACATATCGTTGGCAGTCATCATAACACCGTATTGGTTGAATAACTCATCCGAACCTGTTAGTTCTCTTAGTTCCTTCTGTACTAATGCGTACATATAGTGACCTCTTTTAGATGACCCTTGCATGATAGAGTTAATGAAACGTCTTTTCGCTCTCTCTAACTTTAATTCGTCAAATGTTTCGAATGCTTGTTCTTCTGCTTCAAAATCCTCTTCTTTTGGTTCTTCATTAGGAGTCTGTGTAAAGTCATCTTGCTTTACGTTACCCATACCGACTAACTTAGCCTCTAATTTAAATCTTTTTTCAGGATGTGATTTTATACCATACTCACCAGGTTCAATCTCACTAAGTCCTTCTTCTGCTATTACTAATTCAATCGCCAATTTCTCTAATTCACTTTTATGTTGTGATTCAGTTCTCTGTATTGACATAAATGATTGTCCAATCAATGGCATCAATTGCATGATACCACCCATACCTGTTCCTACGTTTTCAACACCTGTGGCGTCTTTTAATTTCTTAACGACACTTGCGTACCTTTCAGACGCCAATAACTCCTGAAAGTTATCAGGGATACCATTAGAGTCAACATCAACATCAAGTGCTGGGTTGTCTGATAATGGTGTAGTCTTATCGGCTAAAGATTTCTCTATTGATGGGTCAGGTCTTTGTGGACCGTCAAATTGCATTGGCATCTCTTCTAAATTTTTTTTGATTTCAGCTAAGATACTACTTTTTGATATAAAACCTTTGTTTTTCATATTATTTTTTCATTTTAGGGTGTTTAGAACCTCTTTGTTTCGGCAAACCTCCCTTTGTCTCATCACCACCAGCGAATGTTCTACCGTTCTCTTCGATATTCTCATCTTCCATTTGTGCTTTAGGTTTTGGTTTGTGTTTTGGTTTGATAATAGGTTTTCCTGGTTTGATTCCCGGTGTTGTTGTTGGTTTCACAGGTGTCTCAACAGGTGCATTACCTACTAACGTATCCACTTTACCATCAAAAACATCAAAACTCATAAAATCAGGTAATGACTCAGTTTCTGATTCACTAACCTTAATAGTTTTACCAACCATCTCAGAAATGTATTGGATTAAATCTTTTTTAGTTGTTCTACTTTCACTAACAGACCCTGAAATGTTTTTGTTACCCTTTTTAGCTCCACCGATATTTGCCTTCTCTTTTGGTTGTGCAAATCCTGTGTGACCACTTTTTGATACTTCTTTAGCTTGACCACCATCTTTAACGAACTTTACGTTATTTAAAGAACCGTCAGTCTTAGATAATCTATTGTCTGAAACAACATCAGATTCAACTGTCTTTTCCCATCCTTTCTCTGCAGATAATGGTTTTTGATAAGATTCTTCCTCTTCTAAATCACCTTCTTTAGTGTCGTCCATTGGTTCGAACATCTTAACTAACATTGCAAACTCTCTAGGGAAGTACGCTCTTAAGTAATATCTCTTAGCGTTATCAACTAATCCTTGGTAATCTGTTTGGTATTCTTCCCAATCGTCCCAATAGAAGTCAACCGCACTTTCAGCAGCACTTATTAAATCAGAACCGAATGGACTCGGCATTTTAGTAGGTTCCCCTAAGTCCGTATGTATTGAACGATTAAACGCGGTTTGGTCTGATGACCCCCACTCGTTTAATTGTCCTTCTTCTTCTCTAACCTCAACGGTGTCATCAGAATCTACTTTATCAGCAATCTTATCAACATTATCAGCGTCTACTCTATAGGTAGCCTCTGAAAATACACGAGAATGTATTGCTTTGATTTGATTTTCACTCAATGAAGATAATGTTTTATCTGAAAACCCTTCTGAGATTAAGTCTTTGTAATTTTTATTATTCTTCATTTTCATTAATTAAATTTGTCATCTTATCGAATTCTAAAACTAAGTCACGTTCGTAAAGTTTGTCTTTAACAACCTCTAACGTTTCTCCGTATTTAAATACTAAACGTGTTTTATTTTGGTCTACAACTTCCTCAGTATCGGCATCTTCCCACCCTAAGGCGATAACTTCCTCTACTGCGTCATAAACACAAAAATAGTCAGAATTCTGAATTAAGTGTAGTTTTAAAGAAGATTCTTTTAATACACCTACTTTTTTTATGTATTCGATTTCAGGTGGTAATGCATTACCTGATGCCGGTACGGTTTCCCATCCTTCACCGAATGGTTCACTATCGGAAAATCCGAATATGAACTCATACACATTGTTACCTAAATAGTTAGGTCCTAACTCGTTTACATAAATTAATTTCATATTAGTCTAAAAAGTATTTACCTAAGACATCGTCAATTTTTTTATTAACGTCATCTTCGTTTAAATCTCCAAAAATCATCTTACCTAGGGCATCGATATTATCATCAGAAGGATTCATTCCTTTTAATGCTTTTGAGATTTTACCACTTTTATCTACTGAGTCTGATTTGTCTAATTCACCTGCTGCCATATCAGTTCCTTTAGAAACTGCATTCTTAGCAAATGAATTTACGACCTTTCTTGCTTCAGGATTATTTTTGTAGTAATCAACAAATTTACCACCTAAAGAAGTTAGACCTTTAAGGAATGCTCCTTCGTCTAAATCAGATTCGTTAGTTTCTTCCTCAACTGAGTTAAATAACTCTGCTAAGTCACCTTCAGGTTCTTCCATTTCTTTACCTAATAAGTCTTCATCACTGATAAACTCTTCATCGTCTGTCATTGGTTCTTCTTCACCTGAAAAATCTTCCATACCTTCTTCACCATCACCTTCGATTTCGAAGTTTTCTAACTCCTCAAAGTTAGTCATTACATCGTCTAAATCTTCTTCACTTAATTTAGATAAGTCGATTGCAGATATGATTGAATTTAAAACGTATTTAATGTCTGAAGATTCTAAATCAATCTTCATTTCTCTTAGTTTTTGACCTAACTTACCTGTTAACTTCTGTACGGTTTTTAGTTTGTCTCCACCTTCTTCAGATTCTTCACCACCTAATGATTCCTCATCAGATACTTCCATATCATCTTCTAAGTCAGCATCAACATCTAAATCCATATCGTCACCTAAACCTCCGAAGTCCATATCACCTTCATCTTCCATCTCAGGAGCATCCATTGCTGGTGCGTCCATCTCAGGTTCGTCCATTACTGGAGCTTCCATTTCAGGTTCTGACTCTACAGGTTTTTTAAGGACGAATTTCTTTTCGTTTAAAACAGGGTCCTCGTTACCGTCATTATATGTTTCGTTAATTGGTTTTAACATTAGATTAATTTTCTTTAACGCTCCTGCGTAAGAATTAAATCTATATTTGTTTTTGTTTAAGATACCGTCAACGTAATCTAATTCAGATTCATTTAGACCCACCATAACGTGGTATCCATCATTTTCTTTAACGATTGCGTATGTATTACCGTCTACGGCATTTTTCGTGTATTGTGTCTTAGAAACACTCTCATTCACGTTGTTTGTTTTGTACTGGGCGATTTCGATTATTCTCTTAATCTTATCTTCTCCCGTTAGTTTTTCACTTCCTAATGGTTTCATTATAATGTTTTTTAACTATTAATAGTTTATGTGTATACCTATATAAATATTAAGTAAAAGTAAAATGGTAATTAATCCTCGTTTTTAATCTCATCTAACGATAAACTTTTGTCAATCAAATCATTTTTTGCATCTAAAAGCTTACCAATATATCCATTTCTCCTTAAGAATTTGAATACTAAATTTTCATAAGAATACTCACCATACTCTTCTAATCCCGTTGAACGGAATCTTTTTAATTTCTTTCTGATTTTATCAATATTTTCAATTACAGTATCCGTGTTTGCGTTACTTTGTGATTCAGCAACTACCTCATCGATTATTGTCATCCATTGTTTAACTTTTGAAATAAGTTTTTCCTCATCTGGTTGTCTACCACCTGGTTTAGGTTCAACAATCCACTTATCTTTCATAATCGAGTAAACTCCTGAAGAGAAATGAGCCTCTGTTTCATCCTGAACGTATAACTCAACTTCAAACCCCTTTACTGTGATATCGTGAGAGGTATTCCAATTAATTCTTTTAGAGTTAAAAAACTCTTTAATAATTTCCATATTAATACCCACATCTTCAAAATCTAATACTACGTGTAAATCAACGTCTGAAAAATCAGACCAATTATAGTTAGATAATGAACCTGTCATTATTATATCCGCAATGTCTAATTCAATAACTAAGAAGTCTAAAAACTCATCAGAAATCGTTAAAAGTTTTTCTCTAACCTCTTCTTTCATTTTAGGGGTACCGATTGCTCCGTCCCATATGTCTCCACATAAAACTTCTTTTGTACTGAACGATTGTATGATTCTATCCTTCTTCATCTTCTTCTATTTTTGTATACTCAAAAGAACGAGCAATGTTTTTATTAAAGAAACTACCCTGAGATTCTGTCATTCTAAATTTAGTAAACAGATTCCATGGTACTGCTTCGTACTCGTACTTCACACCATTTTTAAATTCAACCGTTAAGGTTTTATCGTCAGTGTGGTATTCTGCCGACTTTAAATTTGAAGATTCGATTAATACCAAAATGTTCTTCCCACTAATTTTTTCTGAAATTATTGCCATAATAAAATATTCTATATATAAATACTATAGAAGTTACTAAATATGTGACAATAAATAAAGAGCATAAAAAACCCCTCACTTGGAGGGGTTTTCATTTAGTTTACTTCTTCATAGTCGACATCGGTTGTTCCATCGTCATCACCATCATTCGGTGGTGATTGATAAAGACGACCTGTTACTTCTGACCAAACAGTTTCTAACTCAGTCTTTTTAGTCTTAATTAATTCTAAGTCTTTAGAGTCCTTAGCTTCTGTTAGTTCCTTAGTTAATTCAGTTAGTTTAGTTTTTTCATCTTCAGTGATTTTATCACCTAACTCTTCCATTTGTTTTTCAGTGGTAAAGATATATGAATCCGCTTCATTAACTGTTTTAATTTCCTCTTCTTTTTTCAAATCAGCTTCTCTGTTTTTCTCAGCTTCATCTTTCATCTTCTGAATCTCTTCTTCAGACAAACCTGTTGAAGACTCAATACGAACTTTTTGAATTTTACCTGTTCCCTTATCAGTTGCAGATACGTTAAGGATACCGTTAGCATCAATATCGAATGTTACTTCAATTTGTGGGACACCACGAGCCGCCATAGGAATACTCTCTAACTTAAACTTACCTAAAGTTCTGTTATCTGAAGCCATTGGTCTCTCTCCCTGTAACACATGAATCTCCACCACAGTTTGATTATCAATTGCCGTTGAGAATGACTGAGATTTTTTTGTTGGGATTGTTGTGTTTGAGTCAATTAGTTTTGTCATAACACCACCCATAGTTTCGATACCTAATGAAAGTGGGGTAACATCTAATAGTAACACGTCAGTCACATCCCCTGAAAGTACACCACCTTGAATTGCCGCTCCCATAGCAACAACCTCATCAGGATTAACCCCTTTACTTGGTTCCTTTTCAAAATACTTCTTAACCGCATCCTGTACCGCTGGAATTCTAGTAGACCCACCAACCAAAATGATTTCATCAATTTCACCTAAAGTCAATCCAGCATCTGATACTGCATCCATACACGGTTTAATTGAACGTTTCACTAAGTTAGAAGTGATACGGTCAAAGTCCGCTCGAGTAAATGTTGTTTCAAAGTGAACAGGACCGTTAGGACCAACACTTACATATGGTAAGTTAATAGTGGTCTGAGTTGATGACGATAATTCAATCTTCGCCTTTTCAGCTGCGTCTCTAACTCTTTGTAGTGCCATCGCATCTTCAGCAATGTCGATACCTGAGTTTATCTCAATTAGTGAGATAAAGTGGTCGATAATTGCATCATCAAAGTTATCACCCCCTAACTGAGTATCCCCGTTTGTCGATAATACTTCAAAGACTCCGTCACCCAATTCTAATATTGAGATATCGAAGGTACCACCACCTAAATCAAATACGGCAACTTTCATATCCGTATCTTTCTTATCCAATCCGTATGCTAATGCAGCTGCGGTTGGTTCATTGATAATACGTAATACATTAAGACCTGCGATTTGACCCGCCTCTTTAGTTGCTTGTCTCTGTGAATCATTGAAATAAGCTGGTACTGTAATAACCGCATCGGTAACTTCCTCACCTAAGAATGCCGATGCACTCTTACGAATGTTTTGTAATACCATTGCTGAAATTTCTTGAGGTACGTATTCTCTACCTCCAGCTTCAATAACAACAGAGTCGTTATTCCCTTTCTTAACCGTGTAGGGTACGTTTTTGTGTTCGTCATTTAACTCTGAAAATCTTTGACCTACAAATCGTTTTGCAGAAAAGACTGTGTTTTCAGGGTTAGTGACCGCACTTCTTTTAGCTGAGTTACCCACTGAAATGTTACCGTCTCTAAATGATACAATTGACGGTGTGGTTCTTGTTCCCTCAGAATTAACAATCACCTTAGGTTCTCCACCTTCCATTACAGAAATACATGAATTCGTAGTACCTAAGTCAATACCAATTACTTTTCCCATATTAATTTTATTTGTTTATAATTTATTTATCGATACAAAAGTAAACATTATTTTTTAAATGACCAAATTAAAATAAGTCATAATAAATTTCGTGGTTTAACTTAATAGTGTATCTTTGTGGTCTAATCAATAACAAATAATTTACCATTACGACATATAATGACAAAGTGTCAGTGTTTGTCACTTAAGATAACATTGAGTTAAAAATGTTGTTTTTTATGATAAATGGTCGTATATTTGTGTTAAAGTAATAAACTAAAAATAGATTATATATGAATTTTGAGTTCGAAGAACAAGGTGGAGGTAGAAAGTTACCGATGAAAAAACAAAAGACAGATTCACGTACACCCGTACTTGATAATTTTTCGAGAGACCTTATTAAGTTGGCTGAGATGGGTAAGATTGACCCTGTCATTGGTCGAGATTTAGAAATACGAAGAGTAGCTCAAATCCTATCAAGACGTAAGAAAAACAACCCTATCATTATTGGTGAGCCAGGTTGTGGTAAAACTGCGTTAGTTGAAGGATTGGCAATAATGATACACGAAGGGAATTGTCCTAAGAATTTGGCAGATAAACGTATCGTTTCATTAGATTTAACATCTATTGTTGCGGGTACAAAGTATCGTGGTCAATTTGAAGAAAGACTAAAAGCTATTTTAGAGGAACTTCAAGACAATGATAATGTAATTGTATTCATTGATGAGATTCACACCATTATCGGTACAGGTAACTCTTCAGGGTCATTAGACGCATCCAACATCATTAAACCAGCACTTTCAAGAGGTGAGATTCAATGTATTGGAGCAACGACTTTAGATGAGTACCGTGAAAACATCGAAAAAGACGGAGCATTAGAACGTAGATTCCAAAAAGTAATGGTTGACGCAACTTCAATGGAAGAGACCTTAATTATCCTTAACAACGTTAAAGGGAAATATGAGGACCACCACAAAGTTGAGTACACAGACGAATCACTTAACGCATGTGTTGTATTGGCAGAAAGGTATATCACTGACCGTGAGTTTCCTGACAAAGCAATTGATATCTTAGATGAGGTAGGTGCTAAGGCACAAGTTGAGGTTAAACTCCCTGAGTTTATTGAGAAACTTAAAGAAGACGTACAGGAAATTAAAAAGAAGAAGTTGGATGTAGTTAAGAACCAAAACTACGAGATAGCCGCTGAACTAAGAGACCAAGAAAAGAAACTTCTTAATAAGTTAAACAACGAGAAGGAAGAGTGGGAACGTAAACAAAACGAAGACCGTACTAAGATTATGGAAGACGATGTTTATGAAATCGTATCTGATATGACTAAGATTCCAATCTCTCGATTAGATAGTGACGAGTCTAAATCACTACTTTCATTAGAGGAAAATCTAAAAAGTAATGTAATCGGTCAGGACGAAGCAGTAACAAAAATTTCTAAGGCAATTAGAAGAAATCGTGTAGGTATTAAAGAACCAAACAGACCAATCGGTTCGTTCATCTTCTTAGGGTCAACAGGTGTTGGTAAAACACACTTAGCAAAAACATTAGCTCGTGAAATATTTGGTGATGAATCAGCAATGATTAGAGTGGATATGTCTGAACTAATGGAGAAACACTCAGTATCTCGTTTAGTAGGTTCTCCTCCAGGATACATTGGACACGACGAAGGTGGTCAACTAACAGAACAGGTTAAAAATAAACCATACTCAGTAATCCTTTTTGATGAGATTGAAAAAGCACATAAAGATGTCTTCAATATTCTTCTACAGGTTTTAGACGAAGGTCACCTTACTGATGGTTTGGGTCGTAAGATTAACTTTAAGAATACCCTGATTATTATGACTTCTAATGTTGGAGCACGTAAACTTCAAGATTTTGGTACGGGTGTAGGATTCTCAACAGATTCAGCATCGGCTCAACGTGAAGAGATGACCAAAGGGATTATTCAAAAGGCACTTAAAAACCAATTCGCACCTGAGTTCTTAAACCGTTTAGATGATATCATTATCTTCAAAGTATTAGAAAAAGAAAATGTATCACAAATTGTTAAGTTAGAACTTAATAAGTTAACAAAACGTTTGGTTGATAGAGGGTATAACATCAACTTCGGACCATCAATCATTGATTTGATTTCTGAACGAGGATATGATTCTAAATTCGGAGCGAGACCAATTCGAAGAGCAATTCAAGACTACTTAGAAGATTTCATCTCTGAGGAGGTTCTTAAGAAAGGAATTGTTGAAGGAACAAAATACACGTTCAAAGTAAACAAAGGAAGTGATAAGATTATTGTAACAGAAAAATAATCTTTTTATTATAAAATAAATGGTGTGGTATTTTGCCACACCATTTTTTATACCTATTTTTGTATCAAATAAATATATTATGAATAAAGACACCCTATCAAGATTTAAGTCACTGCTTTCCGTACCTTCAAAATCAAAAGAAGAAGGACATATGGTTTCGTATATATGCGATTATTTAGATGAATTATCTATTTCTGGTGGTAATGTCGATTACTATACCGATGGTATGGGTAACATTTATATTACTAAAGGTTCATCAGACCTATATCCATGTTTTATCGCACACACAGATACTGTCCACGAAATCGCTCCGATTAATGTGGTAGAGTCTGTTGGTTCAAAACCTGACACATTTGGTAAATCCTTTGGTGATGATGTGTTTGATATTCTTTATGGGGTTGATAACGATGGTAAACCTACAGGTATTGGTGGTGATGATAAGTGTGGTATTTTTATTTGTTTAGAACTTATTAATCGATTGGATGAGTGTAAAGTTGCATTATTTGTATCAGAAGAGATTGGTTGTATTGGTTCAAGAAATGCTGACTTAGAATTTTTTGATGATGTATCTTTTGTGTGTGAGTACGATGCTCCTGGTGACCACCTAATTAGTGAGATAAGTTCAGGTGTTAGGTTGTATGAGAGTAATGGTGATTTCATTACTTTAATGAAGCAATCTATTGAGGAGGCGTTTGGTAATCCTATGATTGAACAGTCACACCCTTATACTGATGTGATGGTACTTAAAGATAAATTACCTGTTAGTTGTATTAACATATCTTGTGGATACTATAATATGCACACACCAAAAGAATTTATATCTGTCGATGACGTAGACCGAGCGATTCAATCAGGAATTAATATTGCACAACACGGATACGAGTATAAGTTCTATTATGAAAATCAAAAAATAGAGTATGTTAATGACATTTATGATGACATTTACGAATCTGAGAAGGCAAAATGGATTAGTGATGAGGTTGTTGTTTTTGACGATGGAGAATCCGGTATCACATTAGAAGAATATGAAAGTGGTTCAACAGTGTCTCTCACGTCATCTGAAATGAAAAAACTATATCACTTTTTAATTGAAAAATATGAAGGAAGTCAAATGAGACTATTTTAAGTATTTTATAGCCTCTTCTTTTCTACGATTAGTTAAACCTTTAGTAAACTTACCATTTATCATAGTGGTGTCATTAGGTAATAGTTTTGCGGCTTTTTCGTGTTCTCCTTTTTTCACTAATTGGATAAACTTAGATTTTCTTAACCCTGTACAACCAGCATTAAACGATAATGATACTAAAACATCAAACATATTTTGAGTTATCATATAACTATTTAACCCTTGTTCTTTCCACTCAGATAAAAACCCTCTAACACAATCAGCCGCTTTAGTGGCATCATCTTGTAAGAATTTTTGTGCTTGTGAAACGGTTATAACATCACCAACTTTAACGGGTTTACCCGTCATAGCTCCGGTATGTCCCCAACCGATAGTTACTCTACCGTCACCTAATTTATATGCTTTAAGAACAGGTTTACCGTCTTTTTTAGGACTTCCTTCTATTACTTTAATCTCATCCCAAAAAGATTGTGAAGCTCTTGCAGTGGTTCCGTCAATTAAGTTTCTCTTAGGTTTTTTAGTTTCTTTTTTTAATGATACTCTATTTGTGATATATTCTACTGAGGGGTAATCGATAGTTTCTCCGTTAATCGTTTTTGTTTTATATTCGTCTACAGTTATCGTACTAACCTTCTTATTCTTAGTGATAAGTAAGTTCTTACCATTATAGGTGATGATAGTATCTCCAATTACAATCTTTGGTGGAGAACCAATTAACTTAACATTATCATCTCCATAGTGTTTTGTTAAATCACTCATCATTGCATAATATGAGTTAATGAATTCGTCTTTTTGTTCTATAATTAAACTCTCACTTAACTCTAACTTTACTTGATTTAAGTAATCATATATTTCCTTAATAGTTAAAACATAGGATTTAAAAGTATTTCTACTGTTTATTGGTTTATCCGCCTTTATATCATTTATGAGGACCATATGACCACCTTTATCAATCGAATAACCGATATAACACATAGTATTACCATTTGCAGTTTTTTTGACGTTTTCAGGTTTAAATTTGTTTATAATCTCTTGGTCCTCTGACCAATTAATCCTGTGACTATTATTGTCCCAAAAATCAATATCTTCACCTATAAACCCTATTTTAGTAATATGTTTTTTTTCTGAGACCATTTCTTTGATTTCCATACTATGTTCGTCAAGTGTGTCATCTATAAATGTTTCAACCCAATCCGTAATTTCGTTCCTTAACGTTTCTAACGGTTCATCTTTTTGATAATCATACCTTGCTTCATCCATTGCGTTTATATCCGAACCACTACCAATTGAATTCCTTAACTGTTGGGTCCCCTCAATTAGACTCGACATCGTTGACGACTTAGCCTTTGACTTCATTAACATATACCCTATCACAGAACCAATATCAAACGTATATTCTTCATATTCAGAGATTTCTTCCATCCCTAAGTATTTTTTACCCGCATTTAACCATTCGTTATGTGCCCTTACTTGTTCATCTGAATAACCTTCAGCGTACGACTCTGTCATTCTATCAACATATAAATCAGACAAAGTTTCATTTGACTTAGGGAAATGAAACTTTAAGATACCTCCAAGTTCGTTTGACCACTCATCACTTATGAAAGAATAATTACCGTTAATCCTTTCTTTTGGGGTTTTAAGTGGAAACCCTAACGATTCCATTTTGTTATATACTTTTTCGGAATCTTCAGTTCTCATTTGTAATACATGATAATTTTCGTCCGTAGTATCTTGATATACACTGTCCGTATAATAATCGTAGTCTGGACCACTGTATCTTAAATTCCATGACGACTCAGTATCTCCATCAAAAAAGAACTCACAAAAATCTTCTATAGTTTCAAATTTGTAATATAAATCCCCACCTTTACTTCTAACCACAAGGTCATCAAAAAATTCTTCAGTGAATCTTTCTTCCATACCTTCTTCATACCTTCCTAATGCGATTTGATAACATAAGTCATATAATGATATTTCATTACTACTGTCTTGTTCATTCAAACGTTTTTTCCTTCTTGGTTGTAGGGTGTAGGTTAGTTTTAGGTCACTTTCTTCAACCCATGAAATTACATCCGGTAGTTTATCACCAATTTTAAATGGTATGTTTAGACCACCAGATACCATATCAACACCAACGATTTGCTCCCCTGGTGTGTAGTATACAATACTCGTAGCCGTTTGTCTACCAATTCCTGATGGTCTTTGTACCACCATCTTATTAGATAACGCTTTTAAAGCTTCGATAGTAAACCCTTTAGATTTTTCAATTTCAGGTGTCTCTTCACCTTCTTTT